TTGTAGCGCTCGGCACCATGGGTTATTTTCAAATTATTGAACGTCTCAATGTTGCAGATACTAGACTTCAACTAATGGAAAAAGATCTTGAAGAGAATACAGAGTTCAGAATCAAGTGGCCACGTGGACAACTAGGTTCACTGCCCGCGGATTCTGAGCAGTACATGATGATTGAGGATCTTTATAAAACTACCGATAAGTTAAATGCACATATAGAAAACATGGCATTGAATAAAGTAAATATAGAATTTTTGAGAAAACAAATGGACAAAGTTTTGTTAGATATTGAAAAATTAAAAGACGAAGCTAGAGATATGCATTATAAAAATGGTAACGGACAATGATAACAGAAGTTGTAGTAGCCTTACTTATGTTCGTAAACGGAGAGATCAAGGAACACTTGGTGCAAAAAAATATGGCACATTGTCTTCGCGGGAAGCGTCACGCGGAGAGACAGTTTAGTGAATCCGTAACTTACAAATGCTATAAAGGTAAGGCGCAGATAGAGTTGTACCAAGGGAGAAAATATATTAAAGCTTTAATATTGGAGTAATTATGGAATTAACAAGGAATTTTAGTTTACAAGAATTAATTAAATCAGATACAGCAATTAGGTTGGATATAAATAATAATCCAAACTCAGGTCAGATAGAAAAATTAAAAGCATTATGTGAAAATATACTGCAACCGGTACGTGACCACTTTGGAAGAGTAAAGGTAACGTCAGGGTTCCGTAGCGAGCAGCTTTGCCTAAAAATTGGCAGCTCAGTGAATAGTCAACATGCAAAAGCTGAGGCGGCAGACTTCGAATGTATTGGTGTAGACAACGCTGAGTTAGCTGATTGGATTAACAAGAACCTTCCGTATGACCAGCTCATTCTTGAGTTCTACACTCCCGGTGAACCTAATAGCGGATGGATTCATTGTAGCTATACACCTGATCAACCAAGAAAACAGTTCTTGCATGCTTACAAATCAGAGGGTAAAACAAAGTATAAACCAGTTATAGGAAAAGCAAAGGACTTAACATGACAATAGGAAGATCACAGATATCAAAACAAGTAGAGGGTAAACTACGTGGTGCAAGAGACGAGAAAGAAAAAAAGAAAAGAGTTAAACTTGCTATCAAACGTAAGAAAAACCCACTAGCCAAGACATTTACTGCCTAGTCAAAAGATGTTATAATCTTGCATGACTAAATTATGTGCAAGAGGCAAATCAGCCGCTAAAAGAAAATTTAAAGTATACCCGTCAGCATACGCAAATGCATACGCAAGCAAAATATGTGCAGGCAAAATTAAAGATCCATCAGGTACAAAAAGAAAAGATTGGGGACCAAAGAAAGCTAATAAAGGTTTAGCAGTTGAAACTCTTAAAAAAGATGTTCAGAAAATAATAGATAATTTTCCAAAAGAAAAAAAATATAATTATAAAAAACCAAAAAAGAAACCATATTCAATTAAAGAACCTTCTGATTCAATGAAAGTTGACACTACTACTAAACTCATGTGTGGGGGCGAGGTACGTGGATCGGGAGCAGCGATTAAGGGTAAAGGTTTTAAAGGCGTATTTTAATGAGTCTTAAAAAATGGTTTAACGAAAAATGGGTCGATATAGGATCACCTAAAAAAGGGGGAGGATACAAAGAATGTGGAAGAAAATCTGCAAGTGGATCAAAAAGAAAATACCCCAAATGCGTGCCTGCTGCAAAAGCAAACCGGATGACAGAATCAGAAAAGCGTTCTGCTGTTGCAAGAAAGAGAGCAGCCGGTAATCCTGGAGGCAAACCAAATAATGTCAGTACCTTTACCAAGAGATACTATGGTGGTATGATAGATCTATAAAATTTAAGGAGAAATTATGTTACAAAATCCAAAAAAAGCTGACTTAGATAAAGATGGCAAATTATCTGGTTACGAGAAAAAAAGAGCAAAAGCTATCGAATCAAATATGAAACAAAAACCCATTAAAGCTGCTTTAGGTATTGCTACTATGGGATTACTTGGTGCTAAATTGTTAAGCGACAAAAAAAAGAAAAAAGCTATCAAAGCTGTTTCACCGGTTGCAATGTTAGCCGATGTTACTAAAGAAGAAAAAAATCAAGTAACTACAGGACAACAAAAAGCTAGAAAAGGTAAAATGATGAAAGCTAGAGTAGGAAAATCTATTGAATCATCAGGATCAAAATCACACAAACAGAAACTTGCAAAAGAAAATTTAAGAAAAGAAAAACTTAAAGAACTAAGAGCTAAAAAAGTTGGTCCTGCAGAAGAAGCAAGAATAATGGGTAACATGAAATATATGGGTGGTGAAGCTAAAGGTTATGGTGCAGCTAGAACTCAAGGTCAAGGCCTTCAAGATGAAAACTTAATACCAGGAAAGTCTTTGGATTATTACAAAGACATAATGTAATGAATTATGGCTACGTCAGGAACTACATCATTCGATCTTCAGATCGATGACATTATTGAAGAAGCATACGAACGATGTGGTATGCGGACTAATAGTGGAAATGACTTACGTAGCGCAAGAAGAAGTTTAAATCTTTTATTTTCAGAGTGGGGAAACAGAGGTATTCACCTTTGGAAAGTTAAACTAAATGAAAAAGCATTAGTTGCAGGAACTGCTACATACACTGTAGATACAGATGTAAATGATGTTCTTGAGGCATATATCTCTACTACAAACGCAGCAGGAAATACTTCATCAACAAATGATATCTCATTAACAAAAATTGACAGATCAGCTTATGCTGCACTTCCAAATAAATTACAAACAGGACAACCATCACAGTATTATGTTGATAGGCAAACAACACCAACTATAAGTTTATATTTAGCCCCAGATGCAACAACGTACACAACACTAAAATTTTACACAATTAATAGAATTGAAGATGCAGGTGGATTTACAAAAACAGCTGATGTCGCTTACAGATTTTTGCCTTGTATGTGCTCTGGCCTTGCATATTATTTATCACAAAAAAGAGCACCAGATAGAATACAATTATTAAAACAATTATACGAGGATGAATTAATTAGAGCACTTAATGAAGATGGTTCTAGAACTTCTGTTTACATTTCTCCTCAAACTTATTTAGGAGGTACCTCTTAATGAGTTACGCAACAGGAAAACATTCAAAAGCAATTTCAGATAGATCTGGACAAGCATTTCCTTATAAAGAGATGGTAAAAGAGTGGAATGGTTCTTTAGTTCACATATCAGAGTTTGAACCCAAACATCCACAATTAGATCCCCCTTATCATAAGGCAGATGCAGTAGCTTTACAAAATACAAGATCAATGAGATTTCAACAACCTACGACTGTTGCAGCTAACGATACAACTATAGCTGATTCTGGAGGTATAACAGTTGGTGTAGCAAACCTGACTTTACCTGGACAGTTTGGTTTTTTAAACCAAGGGACATCATCAATGATTCCTGCAGATCCATCATTACAAAATAGAAGAAGACAAATATCTATGCAAATTAATTCAGTAACCGTGAGTATTTCATAATGGCAATATCATATTCAGATTTTTTAACACAAGTACGAAACTACACAGAAGTAGATGCAAATGTTCTAAGTGACACCATTATTGGTCAATTTATAAGAAATACAGAATTAAATGTTGCTGGCCAAGTTGATTATGATGACACGAGAAAATATGCAACTTCATCATTCACTGCAAATAAAAGATATTTAGTTACTCCTGCAGATTTTTTAGTTATTAGATCTTTACAAGTATTTGCAGACACTAGTATTACTAGTGCTAGAACTTTTTTAGAAAAAAGAGATACTAGTTTTATATCAGAATATAACGGAAGCAACACAACTGGATTACCTAAATATTACGCAAATTGGGATGATGCCTCAATTGTTGTGGCTCCAACTCCAGATCAAGCTTATGCAGTACAATTAAATTATGTTATTACACCACCTAATTTTACTTCTACAAACAATACCTATTTATCTGAGTACCAACAAGGATTGTTATTAGACGGAGTTCTTACAGAGGCTTTTGCTTACCTTAAAGGTCCCATGGATATGTACAATCTATATAAAAGTAAGTATAATGAAAGTGTACAAAATTTTGCTCTCCAACAAATGGGGAGAAGAAGACGAGCAGAATACGATGATGGGGTACCAAGAGTTCAAGTACCTTCACCATCACCATAAAAAATTAAAGGAGAAATATTATGGCTATAACTACTAACGCAATTTGTAATTCTTTTAAAAAAGAATTACTTCAAGGAAAACACGACTTTGATACATCATCTGATACATATAAATTAGCGATGTATACTAATTCAGCATCATTAGGTGCTTCAACAGAAAATTATACAACTAGTAATGAAGTATCATCATCTGGATACACTGCAGGTGGTAAGGCACTTGTTAACCAAGGTGTAAAAGTATCTTCAGCAGTAGCGATTACTGACTTTGCTGATTTGTCGTTTACAGGAGTAACACTTACAGCTAGAGGAGCTTTAATTTATAATACAACAACTGATGGTGGTTCAAACACTACTGATGCTGTTTGTGTTTTAGATTTTGGTGGAGATAAAACTGCAACTGCAGGGACATTTACAATTCAGTTTCCTGCATTTACAACTTCAGCTGCAATATTAAGATTAACATAAGGAAAGTAAATGGCTCTTGTTGTTAATGATAGA